GGACTCATCTTCCTCGCCCCGTGCGTCCGGCAGAACCAGTCGGAACGCCGTTCCACAAATCATCTGCCATTCCACAATCTCTTGGTCTTGTGACGCTTTATCCTCCGCGAACATCAGCTCATTCAAGCGGGTAATCGCCGCCGTAACGGACTCCTCGCCGCTCTTGCCGACATACTGAATCGGTTCGCCACACAGATACCCGACCTTAAAGGACACGATTTCATTCGCACGGTTTTCCACAATGCGATTGCAAATTTCCGGGCGAACCTCCTTGGTGCGGTTCAGAATCGGTTGTTTTCCCTTGTAATACTCCCAAAGATAATCAATCTCCGAGCGGTTCAGAGCGTGAATGGACAATGCTTTAAGTAACACTTCCACGACATTTTCATCGGTGATTTCCGTAACGCTACTCTTAATAACTCTGCGTCCAAACATCTGTCGAGTTTCCGCAACAGGCTTGGAAGTGTCGATTACATTTCCCACATTTGTCCCTCCTCTCTGAAAAAGTAAAATGGCGCACGACCGCCGAGAACTTTCGTTCCCGCGCAATCATGCGCCACTCAAAACAATCTATTTCTACACTTACAATTATAGCATATCAATTCGTAAAAGTCAATGTTCATGTTCTTCTTTTGCGAATTAAATGTGGAAGACCATGTGGAAAATGTGAATTACCAAGGTCGTTTGAACACCTCGACTTTTTGACCGCTCAACGACTGTGCATATTCGGCAAGCATAGCCATTCCATCGGGTACATCATCGTGCTTATTCTTACCTGCGACAGTATAGGAGCAAAGCATATCCATCATTTTTCCGTAGTCAGACTTCCGCTGATAGAGAGAAGCGTCTTTGAACAAACAATGCTCCTTGACCCATGCACTGTTGACGATGATTTTCGTCTCCTTGTTCGCCGTGGTAAACTTGGTCGTGATATGGGTCACACCGTTTTTCTTCTTGACTTCCTCCTGTATCTTCTCTGCCACGCGCCGACCTGCGGAATTGGACTCAAAACGGCAGGACTTTACCTTATCCCGTACAAGGATTTCCGTCAGCCGAGCGTCCACAACATTCGGCAAGCCGTTATCACACACGCAATCGTCAATATAGTAGTCCTGCCCGTACACATACGCCACAGGGAGAAATGCGTAGTCCGCGCCCTTGTCTTTGGTGTCACAAATACCGATAATCGCGTCCGGGTCTTCTTTGGGAAGCTCGAAATAGCGGCGTAGCTCGTCCTGCGAGTAGACCAATCCCTCACGCTCAATGGGTTCGTTCATATACAACGCCCTCCACGAAACATCGTCCATAATATTGCGCTGTTCCCGGTAGAAGTGGGTGGAGAACCCGACCCCATAAGCATAATCGAAATTGGACTCATCGTTTTCGTCCATAGCAGGTACGACAATGAATTTCGCCTTGTCGCTATCTACATATTCTCGCTCCAATCGACCAATCACATCGTGTACCGACCATCGGGTAGCGATATGAAGCTCCTTGCAATGGTCTCCGATTTTACGCTGTCTCAAGTCCGTGGTATAGGTCTCCCACAGCTTGTCAAGCCGCTCTTTGGAGAGCGCGACCTCGATACCCGATACCAAATCGTCACAGTAGAGGAGAGTTGCGGCACGATATAGACCCGCGTTGCCCGTGCCGATGGAGGTAAACTCCAATGTTTCAAAACGCTGTCGCTTATCAAGGTCGATACGACAATCTTTCGCGTTCGTGTTAGAGACCTGTATATTGGGGAATACATCGTGCCACAGGTAATCACCATTCGCATCAAAGATACGCAAGCACTCATCGTACACACCGCGCACGAACGAGTTGGAGTGAGAGCCTGTTAGCATAGGTTCGTTGGGAATCTTCCCGCCGAGCCAAGTGAGGTAGAAGATAGCAAGAGTGGTCTTGCCGCTACCGGGCGGGAGAGAGACCGCAAGCAGGTCAAGTTTATCGTCTGCAAGTTCCTGTAGCGCGTCCACCACCTGTTTCAGTACCTTGCGGCGCGGCGGGTAAAACTTCTTTTTCGGTTCTCTATTCCACTCCACATAGAGCAGGTAGCTGTCAAAATCATATGGCGCGGCGGCGAGAAGAACCCGCTTGTGCAATCCGTATAGCTCCTTGACCTCCTGTTCCGAGGTGAGCGGGTCACTGATATTTCTCTCACATTCAGCCGAGAGGAGCTTGAGATACTTCACGCCGAGCGGAATATCCGTTTTCATTGCTTCCTTGCACATATAGAGCAGGTCTTCCCATGTCCGAAACAGGTAAGCGTCCTTTTTTATTTTTTCGAGAATTTTTGAAAGTAGCTGTTCCATTTTTACCTCCTGCAAAAAGAAAAGCGCATGACTGGTTGAGGATAAACCCTCAATCGCAATCATGCGCCAATTCTTGTAATCGTCAATTTTCATTTTGATAGAGATATTCAAGCCCGTTCTTTTGGTCTCGAATACCCTCAACAGTATCACCGCTTACATAGAACACCATGTAATAATACTTATCTTGGGCGGTGGAGTAGACCCAACCCGTGTACCGCTGACCCTCCGCATAATCCTCAATCTGTTCCCAATCGTTGAGTTTATTCAGAGAGGAGGGAACATCAGTCTGCGACAGGGCATTTTCAATGCTCTCAGCCAGTTCCACCGAGATACTGTTTTTCTCCGCGAACTTCTCAGCGTCCGTCTTTTCCGCGATAGGTTCTTTCTGACCGCAACCGACCAACGCGAACACCATCACGACCATACATAATACCAAAATCAGCTTTCTCACACATCGACCCTCCTTATCCCTTGCTGTTTGCACTTACGAAAGAATGTGGACTCCGACAGTCCCGACTGCTCAATAGCGTCTTTCAGCGGGAGAGAACCCTCCTGCCAACTCCGAGCCGCACCGAGAAATCTGTCAGTCACGGCAATCGGCTTGCGCCCCTTGTACTTGCCCTCCGCTTTGGCAATCTCAATGCCCTCGCGCTGACGCTCAAGGATATTCTCCCGCTCCAACTCCGACAATGCGGCAAACACCGTCAGCATAAACCGCCCTTGCGGGGTGTTGGTGTCCACTTTCTCTTTGTCTGACACAAGCTGAACGCCACGGGCAGACAGAACACCCACCGTATTCAGCAGGTCTTTGGTGCTACGGGAGAGCCTTGAGAATGACTCCACATACAGGGTATCGCCATCACGGAGAAACGACAGCATTTCATTAAACTGCGGTCTGTCCGTGTTCTTCCCGCTGATTTTGTCG